TAAAATTGCTGGTGAAGTAGCAGCGATAAGGCTAATGGCAGCCACGTTAAGAGCAGCACTAGGAGAAGGAAGAAAGGAGTCAACGAACGTGACTTGTTCGTATTCCGCGATACATTCAATGCCATCAGAACCTCTTTTATACGATTTTACTCTCTCTGTGCGTGCTTCTGAAGTATATTCGCCAATTCTGCGATCATTCTTATCAGGACATGGAGGAACTATAGGTTCATCTTTTTTATCTTTTGGTATTTCTGCTTGAGGTGGTTTACCTTCTGGTAGTTTTTGTTCTTCTTCTGCTGGTAATGTTGTTTCTGTAATTATCAGTTGATCGGCCTGATAATTCATAGGCATAAAAGACGGAAATGGGCAATTACTTGTAACCCCATTAGGATCTTCAATTAATAAATTTCTATTACCTGTATTTTTAACATCTCGGTGATAATACTTGCACCCAACAGTTTCTACATTAATAAGTTGATAACCTGGTAAATTTACTTGTGGTATATATACATCAGGTATTTGTATGTCAGGTATATTTATTTCTGGTATTTCCACTATAAAGGTAAAGATTTACCTGTTACAGATGGTAGTTTTTTATTAATCTGTCCAGGTAATATTGTTTGTACTTCTTTCATTATCTGACTCATAACTCTACTTTTAAATTGTTCTGAGGTTACATATTTATAACCAAATTAAAGAAGTTCTTAATAAAATGGTAGCACCATTAACATTTATGACGCTACTTCTTCTGGTTGGGTTGATGCCTCTGTATCTGATGGCTGCGATGCTTCGGGTGTCTCTTGAGTCTCCAAAATCTGCTGTTCCAGCAACTTCATCGCACCATTGATTTCATGTAAAGCAATAGTAAGGTTTTGTCTTTCTATTGCCAGTTGTTGTAGTTTTTCCTGTAAATTCATTTATTCGTAAACTTTTTTACCATCAGTAATTGCTTTATCTATATCTGTGAATGATTCAGATGTCCAGATAGAAGTCGTTCCATCAAGTTTTTTATAAGCCTTGATAATTTCAAGATGTTCAACATTACGCTTGATCTTGTCTTTGTATTCATCGTCAGTTTCATCTGATGTCTTGGCGGTATTGATGACAGTTACACTATCACCAGCAGCAGAGAAGATTGCTGCGATTTCATCTGCGGTTCTTTCTTCCATAATTAGAAATAGATTTGTTTACAGTTTACCCTGCTTCGAGGGCTGTGACTTTTGCTGATAACTCTTTTATTGCATTTACAAGTATGGGTACGAGTCTCTCATATTTCATTCCATAACTCATACCATCTTCTGTAAGATTAACAACTAAAGAATCATCGTTTGATGATCCATAACCATTAGCTTTTTCTACTTCTAAAGCTTCTTGCGCTAAAAATCCAATATGTAGTCTCTGTCTTTTCTTCGATCCATTTGGTGTTCCAAATGGTTCTTCATCTGTTCCATACCATGTTCTTCTATCCCATCTATAAGTAACTGGTCTTAATGCTTCAATCCAAGCAAGTCCAATATTAAAACTTGCTACATCTGTTTTGTCTCTTGAATCAGAACTTGAAATTGAAGTATCTGCACAGAATAAATTAGAAATATTATTGTTACCTAAAACTACATTATTTGATCCTGTATTGATTGTTCCTGACGGTGAATTACTTTCTCCAGAACCATTTCCAAGGCATAAATTATTACTACCAGTTGTAATACTTCCACCAGCACTATATCCCGTAGTAGTATTTGATGATCCTGTTGTACAGCCTGATAAAGCACTACGACCTACTGTTGTATTATTACCTCCAGTTGTGTTTAATCCTAAAGCATGCCTACCTACTGCTGTATTATCATCTGCGGTTGTATTTGCATCTAATGCGTTACCACCTATTGCAGTATTACCTTCTCCAGTTGTGTTTACTACTAAAGCATTTAAACCAACTGCTGTATTGTTATCTGCAGTAGTGTTATTTGCTAAAGCATTTAATCCTATAGCAACGTGGTTTTTTCCAGTAGTATTAGACCCTAAAGAGTTATGTCCAAAAGCGGAATTATCTTGTCCAGTGGTATTTGCGTCCATTGAAACATAACCAACGGCAGTATTGTTAGCTCCAGTTGTGTTTGCTCCTAGTGCTGCTTTACCAACAGCAGTGTTGTTTGATGCGGTGGTATTAGCTACTAAAGCAGAATCTCCTACAGCTACGTTAGAGCTAGCCGTAGTATTAGAATATAAAGCAGAAGTACCAAGAGCAGTATTAGATCCTCCAGTAGTGTTGCTAAAAAAACTATTCTTTCCAATTGCTGTATTATTTGACCCTGTAGTAGTGTTCTTAGAACAATCCTGTCCAACAGCTGTGTTCTGAGCTCCAGTTGTGTTTTGATTTAACGCACTCTTACCTACGGCTGTGTTGTTATTTGCTGTTGTGTTTGAGTTTAAAGAGCTTGCTCCAAGTGCTGTATTATTACTTCCAGTAGTGTTTTGTCTTAAAGTAAAATCACCCATAGCAACATTTGTACTACCACCTGTATTTAATGCCATACATTCATCACCAAGAGCAGAGTTATAACCACCAGTAGTATTTGATTTAAGACAATCTTTACCTACAGCAGTGTTTGCTGTTCCAGTTGTGTTTGCTGTTAAGGCATCTTTCCCAACTCCAGTATTGTTTGATGCTGTAGTGTTATTTGCTAATGCAGCATCACCAACAGCCACGTTACTTGCTCCAGTAGTGTTTGTAGTTAAAGCTGCTCTTCCTAAAGCAGTATTATTACCAGCCGTTGTGTTTGATGATAAAGAACCATATCCAAGTGCAACATTTCTGCGACCTGTAGTATTGGCATCTAAAGCTATACTACCTACAGCAGTATTCTGATCTCCAGTTGTGTTTACATTTAAAGCAGCAAATCCAACAGCAGTATTATTACTAGCTGTGGTGTTATTTTGTAATGATCTTTCTCCAACAGATGTATTTCTTTCGCCAGTTGTATTAAAATTCAAAGCATCTCTACCTATACCAGTATTAAGAGATCCAGTTGTATTATCAGCTAAAGCAGTTTCTCCTACTGCTGTGTTACCTGATCCAGAAGTATTAGCTGTTAAAGCATTATTACCAATTGCAGTATTATTTCCACCAGTAACAGCAGCATCTAAAGCACTTTCTCCAAGAACAGTGTTACCAGCAACAGAGTTTGCTCCTTTACCAATATTTACAGAATTTATCGTTCCATCTAAAGGGAAAGCTGGTGCGCCTGCAAGAGTAAATAAATTTATAAATGCGTTTCCAGATGTATTATTAAGTTGCATCATACTTGCAGAAGTATTAGCAAAATATTG